ACTTGAATGTTTGGGTGAGACTGATGGGTATGTATACGATTTAACAACAAAATCACACCATTTTCACGTTGGACCAGGTGATCTCGTAGTACATAATACAGATTCTGTCATGGTTGAATTTGACGTAGGTGATCGTCAAGGTGAAGAAGCTATAAAGTATAGTTGGGAACTCGGTGAGCGCGCTGCTGAAGAGTGTACGCACTTATTTAAAAAACCGAACAATCTTGAACTGGAGAAGGTATATTGTCCTTACTTTTTGTACTCAAAGAAACGGTACGCGGCTAAACTTTGGACAAAAGGTAAAGATGGGAACATGAATATGGACTATATAGATGTTAAGGGTCTTCAACTTGTTCGTCGTGACAACACACCACATGTGAGAGAAGTGTGTAAAGAGTTACTCGATGTCGTTTTAGAGAGTAGCGATACGGGTCCTCCCAAAGCTTTGGCATTACAACGTGCTATAGAACTTCTCGAAGGTGAGGTACCTAACGAGAAGCTTATTCTTTCTCAACAATTGGGTGATTCGTATAAAGTAAAGGGTTTCACAGTTTCTATTAATAGTCCTGATATTAAGGATATTGATAGATTTGATATTAAGGATATTGATAGATTTGATATTAAGGATATTAATCAAGCACACGTCCAAGTTGTAAGAAAAATGCGTGAAAGACAACCCGGTTCCGAACCACAATCTGGTGATAGAGTTCCGTATATACTTCTTAAAACACACGACCCTAAAGCGAAGGCGTTTGAGAAAGCCGAGGATCCAAAATACGCCGAGGAACACAATTTACCCGTAGATTACCCGTACTATTTTCTGAACAAGTTTTTGAACCCCGTGTGTGATTTGATAGAACCTCTCTTTGACGATCCTAAGGAAGAAATATTCGGGGAACTAATAACGAGAGCTAAACCAAACAGAAGAAAGAAACTTATAGACGATCCTAACCAAAGAAAGATAAGTGATTTTTTCAAACAAAAGGCTTAAAAATTCGGAACGAATTCAATGATATGGAAGAACAATACATAGACACGAGTGTAAGATATGAAATTGCGTTGAAAACGAAATCTATATTAGAAAGTATGTGTGAAGATACACCTCGCCTCAAACGTCCAAACACGTTCGATGCATTGGATTTACACTTAAACGTCGAAAAACCACAAGATTACGATATTAAAATGAAACATAGAATATTACGCAATGATATAGTAAAAAAGAGTGATGTTTTTTTACGTAAGGAGATTGCACCTATAATAGCTATATCGTCTAATAAAAAACTTGATCGTGTTGAACCATATTTTCACTCTTTAGAGACACAGTCTAATTATTGTAGAGCTATACGAATAGATAAGGATAACAAACAAAGTAAGTTATGTATCAATATGGAAAAATATGATAACAAATGTGGTACGTGTAGAAATTCTAAAATACCTAAATATACCCGTGGTGTTTTACCACCACCTACGTATTCCAATCAAAATTATGATAAGTGTTTAGAAGGGAAAGATGTTTTGGTAGGGATTAAGCTTACTTAAAAAATAAAAACGAATAACGTATAAGATAATATGAATAAATCAGACATACTATTAAACTCGATCGATACATTTTACAAAGTGCCTGAAAATAGAACTATACTTAGTCAAATACTAAACAAATCCAGTGGTATATCTTTACGTAACCTTGAATGGTTTATTACGAATTACTCTAAAAAGACTAATTTATCATATAAGACTGGTGATGGCAAAATATTTAGTGTACACTGCGCTTATAAGTCTAGTTTAGATGGCTATAGTAAAAAGTTATTCGACCCCTTTTGTAGGTCTTCTAAAATTAGTTATACTATACCTGGTACAAATGATGAAATTCATACAACCGTGGCGCAGTTGAATTTTATCAGATGGTGCATAAAAAATAACGTAATAAATTATATAAAACAAAACAAGACCGAATTGTTTAGTAAGCGAGTCTCATGAATCCATTTTCAAAAACAAAAGTTTGATAACCTACGTAGTATAAGTGTAGATTATAGTTATTCGTGAGTCCTTCTTTGAGTTTAACGTCTAAAACAGTTCTATTTGATTGTATTTGACTAAAGTCCAAGCTTCCCGATGGTTCCACATTAATCGGATTCATCGAGAAAGCATACGTGTATATATTTCGTAAAGGTCGGGATAATCTACTCGAAAATGGTACCACATACTTAAAATATTTGTGATCACTATCTTGAATGTTTGGTATATCTTGACCGTTTACGTATATTTTAGCACTCGTCATTACTGGATTATAAAATTCATTGGTAATTGAGTATTCTGAGTTTGATGAAAAGTTGTAACGGTTCGCGAATAGATTTGATTTGAGCGTTGTACCACCACCTTCGGATATTTTTTCATTTTCAAACTCTTCGCGTCTAAAAAACCAATTAAGTGTTTTTACGGGTACGTTTGGTACGAGTTCGAGTTTAGTTTCTTGTTTACCAGCCTCGATTTCCGTGGTTGGGTGTTTTCTAACTATATCTGTTATGAATGTCTGTTTCTTATTTGATAGGTATGTACGTTCACTCGAATCTAGAGTTATTTCCTCTGTTATTATATCGAAACTCTCGAGAGAAAGTGCACCCGTACAGTTCGTAAAAAATTCTTTTGGAAAAAACTCAAACTCGAATATTATTTTTTGTTTGTGTATAGCACATGTGGGAAAATACGGTCGGTTTGGTTTATTAGTTTCATACTCGTCACTTTCATACTTTCTCGAAAAAAATAATGGTATTGGAATAAGTAGTTTAGATTTGTATTGTCCTAACAGTTGATTACCTATCTCGAGTGATGTATCTTCTGCCAAGTTTCTGTTTATGGTATATCTTTTAGTTCGTTTTTCTGATTCGTCTAAATATAATTCGTCATATAGTATACCCCAATCTGCGTGATACTTTTCAACGACTAATTCGTCAACGCGCATAGTTACTGACTTAACAATGTGTCTTCCTATTTGGTCCGCAAAATATTCACTACCACCTGATAAACCGGGTAAATTTATAGAGAGGTACATGTTAGAAAGTAGATCGCCCATGTTTCTTGGGTTGAGTGTAATTTTTATAGTCTCGCCAAAAGGCCAGTTATCACTGATGACTTGATCATTTGGTCTGTTTACGTTAAAATTCCTATGAAATTTAGTAAAATTCGAGTGTTGTTTTTGTTCGTACTTATAAAGAGAATTTTCTTTGTTATTATCCAAAAGATACGTGTCTTGTTTTCCTATAGCATTTAAAGAAATTATTGAACCCGTGTTTGGTCCTGTGTCCGTATCACACATACTACTTATAATAAACAATTTTTTAAATGTCGTTTAACGTAATTTTGTAAATTTATAAACCACATGTATATTTCTTTAGAAGATAAGGATAAGGGTTTATGTTCTTGTAGGTCTTTTATTGAACCTATTTCTCTATTGCGTAGATTTGTCATACTCGGTTTTTTGAAACGCACAAAGCATGAATAACAAACTCTGTTAAGTTTACGTCCAAAAAATTTATAAAAACAATCATTATTACACATAAAAATAGGATTTATTTTTCTGTATTTTCTTATTAATTTTCGTATTTCAAAATCATTCGATTTCATATAAGGATTTAAAGGATTATTACACAATTTACAAAATCCCTTACATTTAATGTACATAAAATTTAAACGTTTTATCTTTTTATGTATTATAATCAAGTAACACAACCAGACGGTACAGTCTGTATAGGTGTGAATACAGAAGAACATAGACCTGAACCGTTTGATATAGAACAAGCGACCGTAGAGGTAGAGAGGGAAGTTGAAGTACACGAAGTTTTTACTAAATACATGTCACATGTCCATGAGTGTTTCTTTTTAATTACCTTATTCTCGTTCATTTTTATACAAAACGTAATAAACCTTATAAATACCATATTTTCCTTTATTTGTATGATTGGTGTATATTCGGGTGCTAAATATTTGGTAGTTATACACGCTATGTGCATGATATGTTTAGTAATGGTATGTGTAGTTATTAATGTATTTGAATATTTATTTTACTATTTTCCATACTTGATAATAAATGTGTGTTCATTAGCAACCTTAGTCGAGGTGGAAAATACTATAAATTAAGATTTAAAAATGCAATATTCTACAAAAGATTTCGAAATAGCTAAGAACTTTTATAAAACACACGAAGAAAAGTGTGAAAGGTTCGCGAGAAGTATTCATAAACTTAGGGAATCTAGAAAAAAATACGACGATTCGAGAACCAAAAAGAGTATAGTGATACTCCAGGAAGTTCCTGATAAAGTTGTTGAAAATAGACACGTTTCAAATATATGTCAAGCTACAACTATGAGTGGAAAAAAGTGTAGTTTTAAAGCATCGTGTGGACGGTTTTGTAAGAAACATTCATACGATACGAATAGTAAATCTTCTAAGTTTAGTTTAGGTGTAAAACCTGATTTAAAAAAAATATT